AATAAATTTATAAAAAAAGAGAATTTAGAAAATTTAAAAAATAATCAAGAAAAGAAAGAACGCGTTTTTAATCAAAACGCCTCTTTTGTAGTGAGCTTTTTAAAACTTGATGAAAAGGAATGTGAAAAAATGACAAAAAAAGAATTTAAAGTCCCAAATGCTAATGAGCTTATGGGGCAAATAATGGCTTTTAATGAGAAAAATGGCACAAACTTTGGCGAAGAGTTGGCTAATGATTTTATAGGTTATTGGGATGCTAGGGAATGGAAAAGAAATGGAAAAAGAATGTCAAGTGTGGCAGGAAGTCTTTATACATGGCTTAAATATGCTAAAGAAAATGAAGCAAGAAAAAATCAGCGTTTTAATAGAAAAAAAGAAGCCAATCCTAGTGTGGTTGATAGCTTGATGGAGTATTACGGAATGAAAGATGAGAACAAAGACAAGCTCTTAGGATGCTTTTAAGGAGTAAAAAATGCAAGAAAAAATACAAATTTTAATGGACTTATTGGAAATTAATAAGGCTCAGGCAACTGATATTGTAGGTAGATATCTCAAAAGCGTTAAGGATATTCATGCTTTCTTAGATTTTTATTTTGAAACTTTAGAAAAGGAAAATATTATAGGAACCACCTATGAGAAATTAAGAATGGTTTGTAAAAAAGCAGAGATTGAATTTAAAAAACGCTTTGAAGATAAAGAAATATTTTTAGAATGGCTTTGCAATAAATATAAAAACCAAGCTTGCTTTAGACTACATGAAGGAGATTTTGAATATTCGTATTTTGCTAGCTGCGGAAATGGTAAAAAGATTAAAATTAACCAAAAATCAATTGATATCTTAGTTTGCGTAAATGCTTTTAAGCAAATCTCCTATAAAAATGGCGAACCATTAGAAAACAATGAATTTAAAGAAGCCCTACTTGAATTTATTTTCAAAAATCAAGACAGGATAGGAAAAAATTTGAATATTTCTTTGTCGGTTAAAAAAATAGAGAAAGTTTTAAGCCTAGAAGAAAAAAGAGAAATCGAAAAGATTAAAGAATCAAAACTTTTTAATGAAAACAAAGATAGGTTTGAAATTTTTACAAAAAGCAAAAAAGCTTTTAAAAAAATAAGCTAAATTTAAGAAAGTCTGAAATGGAAAAGTATATTTTAAAAATTGATTTAAAAAGCAATCCAGTACCTTATAAAAGAACCACGCAAAGATCTAAATTTGTGTGCAGGGATTATCTTAAATATTTAGATTTTAAAAAACTCTTGCAAATGGAGTTTAGAAGACAAAATAATATTAGCTGTTTTCAAGCCTTTGATAAGCAAAAGAAATATGAGTTTTCTTTAAAAATAGGATTTAACAGCAAAAGGCATGGCGATGGGGACAATATCGTAAAATGCGTGTTAGATGCGTTATTTGAAAACGATAAGAATGTTTTAAAAGGCGATTATGAGATTATTAGTTTTAAAAAATCTTTTTTAGACTTAGAAATCAAAGAATTTAATTTTAAAGAAGGGGTGGCTTGATGGCTAGAATGATGACAAATGGCAAAAGTATGACAAAAGAAGAGCTTGTTTCAAAGATAGAAAACTACTTTAGTGAAAAAACTGTTTTAAAAGAAACTAAAGAAAGTGTTATTTTTGCACCTAAAACAAAAGTGGGATTAGCTGTGCATTTAGGAATTACAATGCAAACTTTAGGCGAGTGGGAGAAGGATAAGGATTTTGGAGAAATTGTATCTCAAGCTAAGCAAAAATGTGAAATGGATATTTTAAACCATTCCTTAATCGGTACTTATACTCCTAGCGTTAGTATGTTCTTGCTAAAAAATCAGCACGGTTATGTAGACAAACAAGAAATACTCAGCGATAATGTTCAAAAAATAGAAATTATAAGAAGTGAAATCAAATGAAATTAAAGCTTGACTTTTCTTACACTCCTGCACAACTTAAAGTTTTTGATGATAAAAATCCACGCTTTATAACCGTAGCAAAAGGCAGAAGACTTGGTTTTACAAGGGGAAGCGCTAAGTTTGTCATAGAAAACTTGCTTTTAGGACAAAATGTATTATGGGTGGATACCATACAAGCAAACTTACAAAACTATTACGAGTTATATTTTACACCTGAGTTAAAAAACTTGCCAAAAGATTTTTATTCTTGGAGTGTACAAGATAAGAAATTAATCATTAACGGAGCGGTACTTCATATGAGAAGTGCTGAAAGAAGTGAAAATATCGAAGGTTTTGGATATGACCTTGTTATTTTAAACGAAGCAGGAATTATTTTAAAAGGCAGCAAAGGAGAATATCTTTGGTATAACGCCATACGCCCTATGTTGCTTGATAATCCTAAATCAAGAGCGATTATCGGTGGAGTTCCTAAAGGAAAAAATCTATTTTATGAACTTTGCAGAAAAGAACTCAGCGATAAAAATTGGAAACATTTTCAATTCTCAAGTTATGATAATCCATTTTTAAAAGAAGAGCAAATTAAAGAATTAATTGAAGAAGTGGGTGGCGAAGATAGCGAAGTAGTCAAACAAGAAATTTATGGAGAGTTTATAGATAGCTCGAGTGCGGAGCTTTTTGCATTAACTGAAATTGAAAATGCGATGAGCAAAAACTCTTTTAGTATTGAAAAAATGCAAGGTGAGAATATTTGGGGAATTGATGTAGCAAGATATGGAGATGATAAAAGTGTTTTAGCAAAAAGAAAAGGTTTTGTAGTTGATGAAATAAAAAAATACTCACAACTTGGAACTATAGAATTAGCAAACAAAATACTAGCCGAATACAATCAAAGCGAAGATAAACCAAAAGGTATTTTTATAGATACTTGCGGTCTTGGCGTTGGCGTGTATGATGTCTTGTTAAATTATGGCTTGCCCGTATTTGAGGCAAATTCTGCAAATTCTGCAACTAGCAATGAATACTTAAATAAAAGAGCGCAGATGTATTTTACATTTGCGAAAAATTTAAAACACATGGAGATTATTAAAGATGAAGAATTAAAAAAAGATATGAGAATGATTGAATATGAGTATAGCGACAAGGGGCTTTTAAAGATAGTTTCAAAAGAACAATTAAAAAAGAACTATGGCAAAAGTCCTGATGTTAGCGATGCGGTGGCTCTAACTTTTTTTGAAAAACTATACAGCAGAAACAATACTAATGAAGATTGGAGCTATGATGGCTGGTGAATTTTTAATGATTTATGATGCAATTGATGTAAACAAAATAAAAAAGCTTTCAAATTTAAGCGATGAGGCTATAAAGTCAAGTCTTGCAAATGAATTTTTAGAGCTTGTATCAGGATTTAATAATATTTCTAAAAAGAAATTTAAAAGAGAATTTGCGGAGTTTTTATTTGAAAAAGGAGTGAATGAAAAAGATATTTTAAAAATAACAAATTTAAGCAAAACAACAATATGGAGAATTATGAATGAAAACAAAAAGAACTAATGATGAGAGAGTATCGTTTTTAACACAACTCATTAGCGAAAGTAAAAGTGGATATGAAAATTACAAACCACACTTTAAAGAGTTGCAAGATGCTTATTTGCTTGAAAATAAGGTAATGCAAAAATTGAGAAAAAGAAATAAATCAAGTATCTACATACCAAAAATAAACTCTAAGGTAAAATACCTAATCACTAGCCTAAACGAAGTTTATTTTAATAGCGAAAGAATGGCAGATATTGAAACTTACATTAATAGCGATGATACGATTATAGAGCTTTGGCAAAATGCCATAGATTTTTATAGCGGTAAAATCAATATGTTTAAGATTTTTCAACCGCTTTTCTTAGATGTTTTACTTGTGGGAACAAGTATAGCTAAGGTTACTTGGCATAAAGGAATGCCACGCATTGAAAGAGTAGATATTGATAGTATATTCTTTGATCCAAATGCATTAAATAGCGAAGATATAGGCTATATAGTCAATGAAATTTATCTAACTTATAATCAAATCCATGAAAGACAAAAGCTAGGGTTTTATAAAAAAATAGAAATTGAAAAGCTTTTTGATGAAGATGATGAATATAAAAAAGTGAAGCTTTATGATATTTATGAAAGAAAAAACGATGATGAGTGGGTGGTTTCTACCTTATTTGAAAATAATTTACTTAGAAATGAAGTTACTTTGCAAGATGGACAGCCTTTTATCTGGGGTTCAATGCTACCACAACTTAAAAAGATAGATAACGAAAACTATGTAAGTGCTTATGGCGAGCCTATAATGGCTTCTGCTATGCCTTTGCAAGATGAAATTAATATAACTAGAAATCTTTTAATCGATGCAGTAAGAACTCATATCATGCCTAAAATAATGATGCCAAAATCAATGGGAGTAAGCAGAGAAGATATAGAAACCTTAGGAAAACCAATATATACAGACGATCCAAAGGGTGTGCAAATATTACCACCACCAAATGTAAATAGTGCGGGAATGAATTTACAGCTTTTAGAAAGCGAACTCACAGAAGTTACAGGAGTTAGTCCACAAAACAATGGAGCTCAAACTGCACAAAATGAAACAGCAACAGAAATTAGCATAAAAGCACAAGAAGGCGGAAGAAGAAGTGCTGACTATATAAGACAGTATAACGAAACTTTTATAGAGCCTTTATTTGATAGATTTGCAATGCTTGTTTTTAAGTATGGAGAAGATAGTTTTTTTAATGGTTTTCAAAGAGAGGATATACCTAGTTTTAGATTTAAAATTCAAACCGGCACAGGTGCCATGAATAAAGAAATTAGACGTGCAGGAATTCAAGCTAGTATGCAAGTTTTTTCACAATTATATCAAATGTATATGAGCATAGGCGATGCAAATTCTGCTTATGGGATTATAAATGCTAGTAAAGAACTTACTAAAGAATTATTACCAATTTTAGGTGTAAAGAATGTAAATAGTTTATTTGCTTTTGAAAATAATGAAGATATTAATCCGCAAATGCAAGGAGAAACTAATGCTTAATATTGAAATAAAAAGTGATATATCTAAAACCAAAGGAGGAAAGAATTTAATCGAATTTATAAAAGCAAAATATAGCGAATGTTTTTATATAGCTAAAAATAACAACGAAAAAGAAGTGAGGTTAAAAGCTTTAGATACTATGGCTTTTTTAGACATAATAATCAATAAAATAAAGGATGAAGAAGATGGAAAATGATGCTTTAAAAGATTTAATAAATGCCATAACAGATGATGATAAAGGACAAGTTGCTAATAATGGCGATGAACCTACGCAAGTAGAAGATAATGAATCTATGCAGGTTGCTAATGAGAACGAGCTTGATTATAAGGCGATGTTTGAAGCTTATAAAAGTGAAAATGACAACAAATTAAATGCTTTAATGAGTGAGCTTGAAGCTTTAAAAAATCCAAAAAAAGAGCCAAGCGAACAAGAATTGCAAAGAGAGCAGTATTTAAAAGAATTAGGACTTGATGGACTTGATGAGAAATTAAAAAGGCTTGAAGAGCTTGATAAAAAGCAAAAAGACAAAGAAGAGCAAGATGCACTAATCGCTAAATACGCACAAGTAGAAAGCGAGTTAAGAAAAGCCTATCCTGATGCGGATTTAAAGGCTATGGCAGAACTTGCAACAAAATTAAATGGTTTAGGCGAAGGTAATATTGACAGCTGGAAAACCTTGCTTAATTTGGTCGGAAAATCAAATAATGCCAAAAAAGCTGAAGATTTATCAAGTGCAAATAATAATGTAAGAACTAGTGATTTTAACGATAAGTTAAAAAAAGGCGAAGTTAGCGAGATAGATCTAGGCAAAGAATTATTAAGTTTAGTATAAAGGAGAAATCATGGATTTTATAACAGCTTTAAAAGGTGGTACAGGACTAGGCTCTAGCTTTGCAGATACTTTGATGAAAACAAGCAATTTTACTCCAAATTTAGCAAGTAGCAGTGGTGGTTTTTTAAATGGATTAAAAAATTCTTTTAGTAATTTTGGAGATTGGTTATTTAAAAGTTCTGATGCAAATAAAGTAACTAATTTTGATAGATTAGGAAATGTTTTAGGCGCTGGGGGCGCTTTATATGGTGCTTATAATCAGCAAAAAATGGCAAAGAAAAATTTTGATTTACAAAAAGATGCTTATAACTTTAATAAGTATCTAGCCAATGAAGAGTTAAACAGAAGAAAGAATATGGAAAATAAACTTCAAAATGTTTGGAGTAATTAAATAGATTTGGATTTAAGGAGTTTGTTTTAAAGGGTAAATCTTAACCCCTTGTATAAGGGGCTTTGTTTATTGATTGTTAATTTGCATTGACAACAATAATACAAAGTAGTATAATAACTATTAAGATTTGTAGCATCTTATTTCACCGCCTTTCTAGGTGGTAATTTAGTGCTAAGGGTGGCGACCCTTGGCACCACACCTTTTAAAATTATACACAAACTTCCTTAAATCCTTTATTTTAAAAGAAAGAATAAAGGAAACAAAATGGCATTTTATAACCCACAAAGAGTAGTATTTAATCCTGATACAGGCGTTATACAAAACGCAGGAAAAGTCGGTGGTGTCTTATATGACATCATGAGCAAAAGTTTTGATGATAAAGTTAAAGCTAATGAGTTTCAGCAAGAGCAAGATTTAAGAAAGCAACAAATGGAATTTAATCAGGCTATGCAAAATAATCAAATCTTGCAAAATGAATTTAATAATGCTTTAGCCTTGCGAAAATTTGACCTTGAAAGACAAAGACAAGTTCAAGATAATGCTTTAAATTGGGCTAAATATAAAGAAGATAAAGATTATAATCAAAAATATTTAGATTATTTAACTGGTAAA